CTATATATAATATATATATATAAAAAAAGAAAGGTGGGATAACCCACCAAACTTAAACACCAAAAGTTATCAACGATTATTTAACATTACCTCTCTTGTCAAGAGAGCGTACTGCGAAGTATCCACCTACAACTGTTACACTTAACATATTCCATAAACTTATCCAAGCAGGGTCTACCTGTAGGTAGCCCAACCCATCAAAGAAGGTGGTAATTACCAGAAAGCTAATCACTACAATCAAGGTTAGTGGTCTTACATTCTTGCTTAACCAACTATCGCTACGCATATCCGCTCTCCAACGAGAACTTATCTCGGACTCAATAGAAGCCTTTATAGCGGCTTTCTCCTCTGGAGTGGATACATACTTATCTACGACATTAGAAACGGCTTCTATCGTCTCCTGTGCGCTTTTTCCGAGTAGTTTTGTTATTAGTGGATTCATTACAATTCTTTTTACAAGTACATTCTTTAGGTTCAGTTACACAATACCTAACTGCCACACGCCTCACATTCTGGGTTATCAATACTACAGGCATTCTCATTAGCCTTGTCATTAGTCATCTCATCTACAAAATCCTCAAAGGAGTCTGCAAACCCGAAGTCGGTGTCGTTCATTTATTTATTGTTTTGTGAATCTTTGTATCCTTTCTCGTACTCATCGTGCATCTCAAGAACATAGATTCTATCCTCTATGTCGTTGATTACAATAATCTTTTTGTCAAGTCTTTCGTGTACAGTATGTAGTTCCATCTTGAGTGATGAGAACTCTGCATAGATACCACCTGCCGCAAAGACTGCTGCAACAAGCCATATCAACATTGACCAATTTTCCTTTAAAAAAGATTTAGTCTCTTGAGCCATCTTTCTTATTCATTAGATACCACCGTTGAGCAGTATACCCAATGGAAGCTATAAGCAAAGTGATTTTTAGGGTTGCCTCTATGTTGGCGAAAGATAACGCCATTGTTGAGGTATTCATTAGAAATACTTTTATATCTGTAGCATCCATTTTCATAATTGTTTGTAGCGTGTCTTGCCTCCATCCCTGTAAGCAACTAACACCTCGCCTCTATTTCTACCTCTTGTATATGAGCAATGAACCCAAGCAGGATTCATCTCATCACCGAACTCCCATATAAGTTGGTCAAAGTCAGTGTGTTCTTTAAGATAACCAAAGATTGCAGCGTTTGTGAGGTTTCCGTAAACATCTGCATCCAAGTCTATTGCCTCCCCCTTACAATGTTGAGAGGTACTGCTACCACCAATAATCCTGTTAAGAGAAGCACTACGATAGCCAGAAGTAACCGCAATAGGTACTCCAAAGTAATTACGAAGAGGCTGAAAGATATTCTCTGCAAGAGCTTTAAGATTCTCCATATGCTCAATAGTCGGCTCATTAGAGATACCTTTCTTGATTGCAGTAGCAGATTTCTTCAGTTCTTGCAACGATAGATTCTTGGATAGTTGCATTAGTCTTCATCGGTTAGGTAAACACTACCTACACCTTGCGCCCTTACACTACCATCACAACAGTCTATAGAATATGTTGAGGTTTCCCAACATAGGCAACCTCGCCTCCCCCCTTTAGGGGAAGTACGAGAAGGTATGTAGTTAGGGTCTTGCATTATGGTAAATCGTCTTCTTCTGGCTCTGGGAAGTATTCAGGATGCAACTCCTTACAAGTCTCTGTCCACTCACGAATAGCTGAACTGCTACCGAATGTATGGACACCGATAGGCGCACACCATATCATATTGCTATCCCAAGACTCTACAGGCTCACCATTCCATAGTACATCTACACAATAGTTATCGGATAGTACAGGAGCGGTTAGTTCTTCTCCTTCATCATCGTATGTCCCTTCGGTTACTACGATATGCCCAAGTCTTACGATTGAGTGAGAGTGTGTAGGGTTACCTTCTTCATCAACACCTAAAGCATTGATTTTAGTTGTAGCTGCTCCTTGAGAGCCAAACTCGTATTTTCTAAATGTATTCATATTAGATTGTTGTTAGTGCTGCTAATTCTTCGTTTGATAGTCGTGTAGGGAAAAACATAACCTTTGTGTGTTTTCCAATATATAGCGATGACCCACTTGCGTTATTAGCAAACCAAACTCTATCGCAATTAGGCATTGTGGCTACGCTTGTGTCGGTTGATAATTGCGTTCCGTTTGCGTACAAAGCAACATCGTCTACTTTATAAGCCGCCGCTATTTTTGTAACCTCGCCGCCAGTAAAAACATTTGTTCCTTGTATTGTCCAAGTATTTGTTCCATCGGTTCCGTAAAATGTAAGACTGCTATTGCTAAATCTTTGCAATGTCATAAAATCACTACCGCTTGATTCAAACTGAATCAATCGTTCAGTATACGATGTAGTGTCATCAAGAGGTATTGTTTCAATATATATCGTTCCTTCACCTTGACCTATTACTGAAGCAGCAGATAAATTATAACCTACATCAACATTACGAGTTACACTCGTACCATAGGTAGGTATGTAGGATGTTTCGTAGGTTCCTGATTCTAACTGCGCTCCGTAGATATAAATACCATCAGTTCCATTTCCTGCAAAATTCACAAGCCTTCCTTGTGTTTTTGATTCTGCTATTGATATACGAACTTTATTAATGTTTGCAGAAGCAGTCCAAGTTATGATACATCTGTACCAACCATCTCCTGCATCTTCAATAGATGGAGTACATCTATCGTAATTACCAAGAACTCCGTTTTCAAGGTCAAAGTTTGCGTATAAGTTTCCATCTACTGCATCAGTCAATTGCACAACTGAATACTCTCCTTTTTTAGCATAAATGCTAAACACAAGATTTCCATCTGCCGCTACACTCAATGTTCGGGCTTGCCTTGCCGCCGATGTTCCCGCCACTAATTTATAAGCGTCTACAAAACCGCTTGGCGATTGAGCGGCGTTTTCGGTTAAAGTTGTGTTTGTGTCATTTGTCCACCCCCCAAAGTATTCCGAATGGGTTAGTACATTCGTTCTCTGCGGCTCTAATTTCAAGGAAGGACACGAACTATCCGTATAATCTAATCTTGGTACATTGTCAGTAATACCTCCCTCTACGGCAGCAGTAGTTGTTTCTATATAGTCTCTTGCTGCTCCACCTAATTCCATTTGTGCTGAAGAAACATAGTAATAATCACCGCTTACTCCTGTCAGAACAATATCAATAAACGAGAAGGCGTGTCCTGATGCGTGGCTTGAAGATAATCTTTGCCAATCAGTATTTGATGCAGAGTTTGTAACATCACCATCGGATTGGTCAACAGTAACATTTAAGTCTGAAGAACTTTTTTTAATGTAGGTACTTGCAGTTATATATCTTGTTTCTCCGTTTAGAGTTTGTCGGAGGAAAAAATATCCACTTCCCGTAAGAGTAACTTTATATACTGAATTAGAAACACCAAATGGGTCAGTAATTGTTTCGGTTGTTACTGTATATGTAGTGTTAGAGAACTTACTCCAAGCCGCATTGCTGAAGGTATTACTCTGCAAGAGCAGGTTTTGAGTCTCCTTCTCTATATTACCATCTGCATTAACCCTTGTTGCAGCAGTTGACCTTGAGAAAGTAAAATCACCATCTCCATTAACAGGCTTTTGGCTATACACCTTGCTTGTCTTTGTTCCTGAAGGAATGAGTACAAGACTCGCTTTATCGTATACTGACATATCTTAAATCGTTGTTAGGGCTGCAAGTTCAGCATTTGTTAATCGTGTAGGGAAAAGAATAGTTTGTTTTGTTCTTTTTGCCGCATATCCTGCTCCATAAGGCCCAAGACCAAAATCAAATGAATCGCAAGTAGGAACACTTCCTGATGTATCCGAACAATTAAATTTCCATTTGCGTATAACGCAAAATCATTTTCATTATAAGCAAAAGCCATTTTTACAAATCCGCTTGTAGGAACTGAACCTAAAGTTAATGAGACTTGATAAACACCATCTTTTATTACATAAGCCCTCCACATATCTCCTATCCTTGTTTGAATATAAATAGCATTTGATATATTTGTATATAAAAAGAAATGTGCATTATCTACTCCAATCTCAAACTCTGCAAACAAAGTTCCTTGAGTCTGCCCTATCAAATCACTTACACCTGTTGCAAGACACGAATCAACAGACCTCGTTTGACTTGTCCCATAGGTAGGGATATATGAGGTAGGGTAGCTTCCTGCTTCAAGTTGCGCTCCCCATACATAAACTTCTTCTCCTGTTGAGAAACTATTGAAACCACCTACACCTATTCCTGTTGATGCACTTGCATCTGCCGTTGAGGTCAAGGTATATCTTTTCCATTCGTTTGTTACCGTGATATTTTTGTACCTACCACCTTCTCCTTCGTTTTGAGGAAAACCTGGCGAACCTAAACTAATAGCCATATCTAAAGTACCGCTAACTGTCTTTAAATATACGCTAAAGGTGTATGTCGTACCAGATGTTACTGCAATTGAATCTTGTAAAGAGCCATCTGATGCAGTCGCTACTATTTTAGATGCGTTTTGTGTTCCATCTGGAGATATTGTGTTATTACTCGTTAATGTAACATTTGCTTTACCCCAAGCACTATTAGAGAAATCTTCTGAAGAAGGCAATAAATTTGTCCGTTGAGGCTCAAGTAAAAGAGAAGGACACGAAGCACCACCCGAATAGTCAAGGCGAGGCATATCCTCCAAGATACCTGCCGATACGCTTGTAGTAGTTGTTTCAATGTAATCAGTAGCTACCAAGCCTTGCTCATATTGTGAGTCTTGGATTAGTATTGAACCATTGTCATAAGATGTAGTGCCATCAGTAGTGTAAATAGCAACCTTAACAGGCGATGAAATGTTTGCAGCTACTTCACATCTATACCAACCTCCACCTACGCTTGTTATAGAAGCATTTATTGCTGAACCTGCAAAAGAATGAACTGCTCCTGTAGATAAATTAAAATAACCATTAGCATCGGTTGCGGCATCAATCCTTAATCTAACACCATTAATGCCATTGGCTTTGGCGTATAGACTAACCACAACCACTCCAGCAGTAGTAACACTTTGCTCCAAAGATGCTCCTGCGGCACTTGTGGTAAAATTCCAAGCATTATTTGAACCATCGTATCCACTCTGTCCACTTGCAATAGTCGCACTTGATTTAGCCCAAGTAGTACCAAAATTATTTGATTGCAGCAAGAGATTCTCTCTACCCTTCTCAATAAGACCATTAACATCTACCCTCGTAGCAGCAAGATTTGAACCCCTACTAAAGGTAAAGTCCCCACTACCATCAGTAGGTCTAATACTATACAACTTACCATCTTTGTAAGCGGTAGGAATCATTACTAAACTTGCATCTTTATATAAACTCATCGTAGTAAACTTATTTCTTTAATAGTACAGATTCTTGCTTCCGTAGAACCACCTGCCGTAACAACTCTTGTATTGTAAGCAACAAACAACTCCTCACCTGAATCTCTCTCACCCATTGTGCGGATAGCCTCACTCGCACAACCAAAGCCCTCCATAATAGCACCATCAGCTAAAGCTCGTGTCTTTAACTCATCTACTGCATAGATGTAGTAGCTAATCTCATTGAAGTTGATGTCGTTCTGTGAACCCCACCAAGTGCTTCCGTATATTGCTCCGTAGCCGTTACCCATTGTTCTCTAATTTTTTGACGAGCTTTTTCAGTCTTTTTAGGTTAACCTCCTTTGGCTCGTAGCGTTTCTTATAATTGCCAACCGTTGAAGACCGCATCTTTGTCTGGGTGTACATCGTCATTATTATTCGTGTTATATTCGGGATAAGTAGAACTGTTAAAGGATAAAAAGTCAATGAACCTACGAGTGTAGTGTTCAGCTATATCTCTATGCTTGTTCGTTAAGAAGTCCACCTCGTTCTTCTCCATAGCTATACTGTTCTCTGCCGTGTGCTTGTAAGCACCTCCATTACCTATCGTATAGGCAGCGTGAGGTAGGTATTCTACCATAGCCCAATGAATCAACATAGGTTGAATATAGTCATCTAACAAAGTAGCATAAGCTACAGGAAGTGAATCTCCTATAATGTCATTACGCAACTTGTCGTATAACTTTGTACCCAAGTAGTTTTGAATATGTATCTCCTGTGCAATCTCTATAAATTGCAAGAACTTATCGGAGTCTACATTTCCAGAGATTACGCTATTGCGTACTAAATCGTCTCTTTTTATGAATAATACCTTTGCCATTATTTTCCGTAATTAGGGTGATGCCCTTGTCTTGGCATATCAATTGGTGCAGTAGATACCTCTTTAGGGTTTTTAGGTAGCTTAAATCCTGCTCTTACCGCTTGGTTAACATTAACATATTTAGTTCCTCGTAGAGCATCTCCACCATACGGCTCACCGTTCTTCTTCATTTTCTTCTTGTAGATTCTACGCTCCCATCTATGGTAGCAGTTTACCCCTCCCTTGTACTTAAACAAAGAATAGTTTCTACCCTTGTGTCCAAAGCTCTTGTTAACACCTCTTGCGGACATCATACCAATATCCTCTTTGCGGTACAATTTCTTTTGAGATAACATAGTCTTGCAGAAAGTACGAGAAGAGCCTTTAGAAGTCTTCTTTGTACCCTTCACATACTTGTATCTTACCTTGTATATCTCGGAGTCTTGGTTACTGTCTTGTGTAGCGGATAAGTTGACTAATCCATTGAGGTATTCTTCAGTATCAAACTCCTCTGGTTCATCGTCTCCTACAATCTCTGCATCTATGAGTTCATAGCCCTCTGGCTCTTCCTCACCCAAGTCAGCCAATGCATCTAACATCTCGTGGGCTAACTCGTCATCAAGAAAAGGGCGGCTATCCTCGTTTAATTCCGATAGAGGTACACAATTAGGTACTCTCTTGCCATCCTTCATCTTAAAGCCTATCATTTCATAGCCCTCTTGACAAGGCTCTTTCAACTCTTCCTTGCATCCGCAGTCACTACTCAACTCCTCTTTTACATCCTCTTCCATATCCACTTGAAGCTCTAATGGTTGTAGGGTCTTAAAGTATAAGTTAAGGCTCACCTCATTCACCGCAAGGATGTCATCACAAGCATCTAATATCAACTCTTGGATAGGTCTAACAACTGTGTTGTGGAATAAGAGACTTGCAGTCTTCAATTCATCAGCATTGTTACCCAATCCTGTATTGTCTTTAATACCCATCAACATAGGTGAAGTAACCCTATGGGCTACCATCAACTTACGCATACTCTCGTCTGCTAAAAACTGATACTGCTCACTTGCATCCGATAACTGTACAGGCTCAATACTTGCAGCCATCTCCTTGTTATCGTTAAACGCCAAGATGAACTTACCAGAGTTAGATGAACCGCTAAACTTCTGTATGATTCGTCTCTCTATAAGCTCACGCTCTTCTTCAGTTGGTACACCATTGTTGAAGTTAATCAACATACTTGGCGATAAGCCGTTCTTAATGTTGTTGATGTGGTAGTTTGCTACCTCCTCCTCTAACTCTGCATAAGGTAAACCACCTTGATAGTCTACAGGAGAGTAGTAGTAAAATCCACTACGATAAGGCTTGATACAATAAATCTCTAACCCCTCACCTTTTGCTCCGTGACCAAACGCAGGGATGCGTAAAGGCTCAAAGCCTCTCTTACGAATCTTTGTCCAATCTTTAGAGTAGTAGTATCCTGTGACATCACCATCGTCATTCATCTTCTCAAAGCGTAAGGTCTCAATAGGCATATGCTCTACTTGTACAATCTTACTCTTGTCTTTATTGTAGATGACTTGGAAGGCGGCTTGACCCATAGCCTTCAAATCAAAGGTCACCTTTCTCATACAAGTACGAGAGAACAGAGACTTCATCTGTGCATATTGGTCTGGCTTTCTTTGAGCATCGGTAGCGTATAGCCCCTTGCCGTAGATAAGCTCACTCATACCATTTATAATGGCATTGTTTGTAGCACTACCATTGTACCTGTCTATAAGGTATTGGAAGTAGTTATTGTCCTCACCATATGCTACCCACTGCTTACGATTGTCTTCTACAACCTGTGGAGTAGTATGCGATGCAAGGTTTACGATGCGTATATTGCTCATCGGTAAATGTATTGATTATCATTATCAGTGTCCTCATAATAGGTGAACTCACCATTGTTAACACTAAACTTCTCAAGGTCGGTTTGATTGGTACAATAGACCTTACCTCTATATATCTCGTTAGAGCCTGTTATTCTTATGGTGTAATACTTACCCTGTACGAATGTATAAGTAGGTGTTATATGCAAGTAATTCGCCTCCTTCGTAGCCGTTAGAGACTGCGTAGCGGACACATTAGTTTCCTCATCTGTAATCTTAACAGATACACTTGTATCAAACGCTCTTGGAACGAAATATATCTTCTTGTCTGTTGTAGTTACTATATGCATAATAAGTTAACCACCAAGAGGTATAAGTGTTATATCAAAAAGAAAGGGCAACCCCGAAGAGCTGCCCTAACCAAACCAAAACACCTATGTCAAGTGCCGTTGCTAATATACTACTTTATTACGAAACCTCAATAGTAACTGTACCTGTCAATCCTGCCATTTCCGAGAATGGGAATTTCGCCTCTGTAATATCTACTTCTACAAAATTAGCAGGAGTACGCTCCATAGCGTTGAAGGTAAGAGTGTAGCCACTCATATCTCCCATAGCTGCTCCAGAGGCAATAGTACCACCTGTTACATCAGCACCGTATTCACGACCTACCAATAAAACATTGCCGTTGTAGTCCTCAACAAAAATGTGAGGTCTTCCATAAGCAATTAACTTGATTTCGTTGTTATCCTCCTTGCTCAATTGAGGCAAAGAAAGAGTAACAGATTGGTCATAGAATACTGTTCCGTTCTCACGAGAAGCATTAATTGTTTGTTCTACTGAAGATGTACCCTTCAGCTCATATCTATAAGCGGTCAATGCTCCGCTTACACCTGTCATATTAGTTACCTCATCCGCAGTTAATGTAACTGTACCCAAGTCACCGAAATCAACAAAGTAAACTGCTTTGAGTCCACCTACTGATTCACGGCAAGGTAACGCACGACCTTTTGTTAAATCACAAGCCATAATTTCTTTTATTTTTTTATAAAAAAGGGCAGACAAGCATATGCCTACCTGCCCCTTTAATTATTAACTAAACTACTTCTTATGTGTAGTATACGATGTCAGCACCAATACCGTGTTGTACACCTGCGGTAAAACGCATAACTACACGAACATTTTGTGAACCATCAAGGTCAGCCATATCAATTAGCTTTACCTCGTTGTGGTCAGCTAACAAACCTGTACCAAAGAACAAGTTAGACTTCTGTGCTGCCACCATATCGTTATCTGGCATACCAGAACATACGAACAATTTAACACCATCAAATGCGAGGTCACCGCCATTGTACCAAGTAGTACCTGCGTTGTTCACACCATTAGCACCCAAACCTGAAGCACCGAATCCACCTAATGCACGAACATAAGCACGAGCGATAGATTGAGATACATAGATGTATAGGTCTTCTTTTCCGTATACTGAAGTTGGAATAGCATCAACTACTTTACCTAATTCAGCGATAACATTAGCAGCAGTAACAGTAGTACCTACTACATCAATTACAGTTGCATCAGCAGCCAATAGAGCAGTAAATCCGTTGAACTCACCTGCGGTAGCAGTTGCACCTTGCCAAATGTTCTCTTCAGTCTTCTGTGCTACTTTAGCAGCGATGTGACCGATTAAGAAATCAGCGAAAGATGGAGGAAGGCTATCAAAAGCGGAATAACCCATTTGGATTGATTCCCAATCGTTGTGGAAATCTTTTTTACATAATTCCAAGTTTACTTGGAACTCTTCTGGTTGTAAGACACGCTCTGCAAGAGTAACTGTGCTTTGGTCAGCGAAGTCACACGCAGCGTCTTTTACCAATGCGTTAGTAGAAAGAGTTTTCATTACCTCTTTGAACTTTACATTTGGTTTTACAGTAATACCGCCACCTTCAATAGTGTCGGCTGATAACAATGCGGCAGAGATGTATTTTCCTGCAAACTCTCCTGCATATGTAGTTGTGATTGATGTAGCCATCTTTCTATTTATTTAATTATTGATTGTTGTTATTGTTTATAAATCTTTTGCAGTACGCTCATATCTTTGAGCTGATTTAGCATACTCCTTGAAAGCCTTATTTGCTGAATTATAGTCAGGGTTTGAATTTGGGTCTACACCTAAATCATTTGCTGCCTTTTTAAATTGTGCAGAATCACGAGCAATGTCATCAGCAATACTACTACCTACTTCTGCCCATTTGTAAAG